CCAAAAGAAAGAATATTACAGATTAAGAAAGAGTTTGAAAGTGTAGGAAACCTTAATGGTTTCTACCAAGAATATATGAATATAGCTCAATCACCTGATGATGCACCGTTCAAACCACATTATATACAGTTACATCACTATGATTATGCACGCAGAGAGGGACAAAATCTTTTAGTTAAAAAAACAGGGAGTGGTGAAGATGTTAAACCAGTTGAAATCTATTGTGGAATTGACCCCGCTAGTAGTCTTAGTCGTAGGGCAGACTATTTTGTTATTGCTGTCATTGCTATTGACAGCGATAATAACAGGTACATTGTTGATATATTACGGGACAGAGTATCTCCTGCGGAACAACCTAGCAAAATTATCGATTTTTATAAGAAGTACAAACCAAAAAGAATGAAGATTGAGACAGTTGCATACCAAGAAGCATTAAGAGATAGTACTAAATCATTAATGATGAAAGAAAATTTGTATATACCTGGTTTAGAAAGAGGTGTAAAACCAAGGACACGTAAATCAGAAAGACTTATTAGTTTAGTTCCTATGTTAGCAAAGAAACAATTTTACTTTAGACCTTCTGATATATCTGCACAACAAGAATTCTTATCTTATCCTAGAGGAAAAAATGATGACATACTAGATGCTATATGGATTGCACTAGACAAAGCATCACCTTGTAGAATAAAATCAGTTCAACAACAAAGTAATAAACCAAAAAGAAAAAAACTACTTGACTGGATGACAATGTAATTGTAAATTACGCTCAGAAATATATCATGGCATATACAAAAAAACCTAAATCACAAAAAGCAAAAGTACAAGATACTCACGACCTTTTCAAAACATATTCTGATAAAAGAGAAATTTGGGCAGAGCACGCACAAGAAGACAAGGAATTTCGCTTAGGGCGTCAATGGACTAAAGAACAAAGAATACGTTTAGAAGAACGTGGTCAAGCAGCAGTTGTAGTAAATAGAATACATCCAGCTGTAGAATCTGCTAAGGCTATGTTAACTTCACAGAAACCTTCCTTTAGAGTATCACCTAGAGAAGATAGTGATAATAAAGTTGCAAAAGCAATGAACGGTGTATTAGAATATATTTGGCAAAATTCTAACGGGGACGATTGTCTTAGGACCGCTGTTGATGATTATTATACTACTGGCATGGGGTGTTTACTTGTACATCAAGACCCTATGTCTGATATGGGAAAAGGCGATGTAAAGGTTAAAGACATTGACCCGTTAGATGTTTATATAGACCCTAACTCAAGAGATAAGTTTTGTGATGATGCTGAAAACATAATTATATCACGTTTATATACTAAAGCACAAGCCAAAGCTTTATATCCTATGTATGAAAAAGCAATTAAGAATGCAACTACAGAAAACTTTAGAAGTGATAGACCTGATACATTAAGACAAGATGATGGTGAGCTATCATTCCCAGAAGACCAAAGAACATCTACATATATAGGTTATGGTGGAGATAGTGATGATTACATTAGAGGTTATGAAAGATATTATAAAGAGATAGTAGACTACTATAGAGTATTCCAAAGATTTGATGGAAAAGAAGAGTTTTTAACAAAAGAAGATTTTGAAGAGTATTTAGAAAGACCAGCATTTGTTTTTCAAGATATGATTATAACAGATGCAAAAAAAGCTACTCAACTAATGCAAGCTATACAACAAAAGTTTGCACAAGAATTAGAACAGGCTAAAGCACAGGGTATTCCTGACGCACAACAACCTCAATTGCCTGAAATGGAACAAATAAAAATAGCTGATTTATTAGAAATGGGGCAATTAGAATATGTTATCGTACCTACTACTAGAGTTCATGTTTGTGTTATTATGGGTGACCAACTTATATATGAAAGGATGTTACCTACAGAACACTATCCTTTAATATTTTTAATGAATATACATACTAGAACACCTTACCCTACATCTGATGTTAGAATGGTAAAAGGTTTGCAGGAGTATATTAATAAAACAAGGTCATTAATTATAGCACATGCAACTACTAGTACAAATCAAAAGATTTTAATACCATCAGGCTCTGTTGATATGAGAGAGTTTGAGACTAAATGGTCACAACCAGGTGTAGCAATAGAAGTAGATTTTGACCAAGGACCACCTCAGCAAGTTGCACCAACACCATTACCTAATGAATTATATGCTAATGAAAAAGAAGCTAAAAATGATATAGACCATCAATTAGGTTTATATGAAATGATGATGGGTAATGCACAAGCAGCACCACAAACATATAAAGCTACTATATCTTTAGATGAGTTTGGTCAACGTAAAATGAAATCTAAGCAATCAGATATAGAAAGTGCTTTAAAAAGATGTGGTGAAGTTGCAATACCTATGTCACAACAATTATACTCAGAAGAAAAAATTATAAGACTTATACAGCCAAATAACTCTATATCCGAATTTGTAATTAACCAAAGACTCTATGATGATAAGATGCAAGAAGTGGGGGTAGTAAATGATATTGGAATTGGGAAATATGATGTGGTGGTTGTGGCTGGTTCTACTTTACCAACAAATAGATATGCTGAACTTGAGATGTATATGGATGCGTATAAAAATGGTATTATTGATAAAAAAGAAGTATTAAAGAAAACAGAAGTATTTGATATGGAGGGTGTATTGGAAAGAACTGATGTAGTTGGACAATTACAACAAA